GCGGAAAGTTCCATAATCTTATGGAGGCTCAAAGCGCCTCCATCACCGGACAGTTATCGAACCTTACCGACAAGATACAGACGGCATATAACGAACTCGGCAAAAAGAACGAGGGGATCATATATGACGCTATCAAGGGTGCCTCATACCTTGTTGGGAACTATGAGGAGATCGGAAAGGCCATTGTTGAACTCATTGTAGTGTACGGTTCGTACAAAGCCGCTCTGATCGCCGTCACGGCAGCGCATCGGGCTTACACGCTGGTGATGCAGCAGGCTCAGGTGGAGATGGCCTTGGCACAGGCCCAGGGGATCGCCCTTTCCGCTGCTCAGGCGAAGATGGCCGCCACAACGAAAATACTCTCCGGAGCGATGTCCAACCTGAACAAGGTGATCAAGGCGAATCCTTACGCCCTGATTGCTGCTGCTGTTATCGGATTGGGCTACGGGATCTATAAGCTGGCCACGTATACTACGGATTATGAGAAATCACTCAAAAAGATAGATGAGGCGACAAAAGAGTATGAAAAATCTTTGTTTTCTGAAGAACTCCAACTCCGGTTGCTGTATGAAAAATTGAAACTTGCCAGGGAAGGGACCAAGGAGTATGATGAAGCCAAGAAAGCGATCAGCAGTAAATACGGGGCTTATATCAATGAGCTTGAGAGAGAACAGGGAAAAGTTATTGATGTGGCGGCAGCCTATGATCTTTTAGCCACTAAAATCCGTGAGGCGGCCAGGCAGCGGGCCTTTGAGAAAACGGCCCAGGCGCTTGGGGATGATTTGGCGGAGCGACAAATAAAAGCCCTGGATGAAATTGAGAAAAAGCTGGTAAGAAAATATGGGAAAGAAAAAGGAGGCGTATATGCCTTGCGTTTCCGCTTTGAGCTTGAAAAAGACGGGCAGCTTTCGCAGGAGATGCAGGAGATTGTGGATTCATTCGCTCCGGCTGGAAAAGCCCTTAATCGGGAGGTAAACAAGGCCTTTGCCAATGGTCTCAAGGGGGCGGTAGACGAATACAAGCAAGCCGAAGACGACTTTGATGAGCTTCTTAATAACGCAGAAGGGAGGTTGACAACCAAGCTGGAAGATGTCTTTATGGTAGGTCCCCAGGCGCCTGAAGAAATAAAAAAGCTGGCCGAACCCCTAAAAACCTCTGCGGATCTGATCAAAGAGGCGGCCGACAATGTGAGGACATTGAAAGAAGAACTGGAAAAGATAAAAGCCGGTAAAGAAACCTTCAAAACAGCTGAAGAGTGGTCTCAGGCCATAGAGGATGTATCAAAAAAACTTAAAGAGGCAGAGGAAGTTCTTTCTACCCTTACCGGCACGGATGACGGGGACTGGAAGAAGATCCAGAAAGAATATAAAGAGTGGCTTGTGGAATCTTCAAAAAAGGCCAACGAGGAACTGGTCAATCTGCAACTGCAACAGGAGAAGGATCGGGTGAACGCCATGGAAGACGGGGCGGCAAAGCGCAAAGCCCTGTTTGCGCTGGAACAGAAGGAAAGGCTTGCCGCCATGCAGAAGTATGTTGATGATATCGAAGATGAACAGGAGAAGCTGGAAAAGTACAAAGGCATGGATATCAATTACGGGACCTTTGAAGTGGATACCGATGGTTCTTTGGCCTTTAAGCTTGCGAAGGGCTCTTTGAAGGCCACTCCCGAACAGATGAAGGTTATCAATGAAATGGTACGCCAGTGGAACCAGCGCATAGTGGACGCCTGGGTAAGCGAAACTGCCAACCTTGATATCAATTCCGGGTACAGACTGGCTGATGAACTGATTGAGCAACTGAACCAGAAATTAACGGACAATCTTGCGAAAGGCAATTTCAACGCCATGAAAAACCAGGCGGCCTTGATCTTTGCCGACATTTCCGAGTTGTCATCGGATATGATACGCCAGATCATTGCCAATGCTGAGAAGTACATGGCAAATAATGATCTGACTGATGAAGCGATTGCAGAGTACCGCCGAGCCATTGATCAAGCCAACCAATACCTTTTGGAGAAAAATCCTTGGGAGGCTTTAAAAGTAGCTCAGGAGAGATACGTTAAGGCGCTGAAGGATTACGATGCCGCAGTAGAAGCAAATGACATAGAAGACCAAAACGCCGCCCTGATCGAACAGGCCGGCGCATTGAGCACTATTCGTAAGGCTTATGAAGAGATCGGCTCAATAATAGGAGAATTTGCCGGGTTCGGCTTTGATATAGCCGAGATGTTCGGGGTGGATGGTGATATACTTTCCGGCATTGAACAAATGGTGGATGGAGCCATTAAATTAAGCGTTGAGTTGGCTGATCTGATCTCGAAAACACAAAAAGTAGGTGAGGCGGCTACTAATGCAACCAATGAGATATCGGAGGCCACGTCAGACGCAGGGGAGGCAGTAACAACGGCTGGTGCATCTTCAGGATCCGCAATGGTTGCCATTATCGGGGCGGCTCTTCAAATCCTTTCTGCCATTGCGCAGATTGAACAAGCTGTAAAAGGTAAAAAGTTACAAGCCTACATAGAAGGTGTATCGGACCAGCTTGATGCGTTAAAAGAAAAGCTCGAGGGAATATCACGCATAACCGGAATTGGAGGCAGTTGGTTTACGGAAGATACATTTCAGAAAATCAGGAATTTAAATTCGCAGATAAACGCTGTCATAAAAAACCTGAAAACGATAGAAGATCAATGGAATGCGGCGGCGAGTGCATCAGAAGATTATAACCTGACAACCTTTAATGCCAGGTACTCCGATGCATATGGCAAATTATTAGGTTACGTCAAAGAGATCAGAACTTTGATGGACATTCCGAATTCTCTTGAATTTTTCGATCCGCAGTTAATCAAAAATATAGACCTTGATAGATTAATAGAAATAAAGGAAGAGCTTGCGAGTATATCATTCGCCGGCTCAAACAAAGACATTTCAGCGTTTGAGGCACTGAGGGATCATCTTGTGGATCAGATTGAGTTGATCATGTCCACCTATGAAGAATTGCGATCGACTATAAAAGAACTTGTTGGCGATATTTCCGGTAACACGCTTTCCACCGTGAACTCCATGTGGAAGCAAATCCGGGAAGAAGGCAAAATTACCTTTGAAGATCTTGCTGCCGCCGCTAAGAAAAACACAGCCGATGTAATCGATCAAATGGTATCTAACCAGTTATGGGCCTCTTACATGAGCCGGTATTTTGATCAGCTCGGAGAAGGGTTGACCAACGCCATACTTCAGGGAGGTGATGCGGATTCCATCATAGGAGTGTTTGACGGATTCTGGTCGGGCATGACCACCGGATTAAAAGATTATACGGCTGCTTATGAAACGTTCCTCAAATCCGCCGAGGCGCACGGTTGGGATATGAGTAGCACAACGACCGCTACGGTAGACACGAAGGCTGCCGAGGATTCAATAAAAGGAATGCGTGACGAATTGTCACGGTTACAGGAGCAATGGGATAACCTGACCGATGCCGAACGCAAGAGTAAAGATGGTGAGGAACTCTTTGGAAGCATCAAGGATCTGGAAGACAAGATAGAGGCCGCGGAAAACCTGTATAGCACCACCCGGAATATAGCAGGCTCAATAAACGACATTAACTCGAAATTATCAGAGCTTAACGCTGAATGGGATTCTATATCACCCGAGGATCGGGAAGGCGCATATGGCGCAAAAATCAAGGCGGATATCGCCTACTATGAACAGCTTCTTCAGGACGCCGAATCATTGCATCAGTCAGAGCTGGCCTCGCTCCAGTCGCTGATAGACTCCAAGGAAGCGAAGTACGACCTGTACCAGAAATGGATCGAACTCTACGGAGATGAAACGGCAACCCGGATGATGGGCGATATGCTCACGGATGCGGAAGCCTACCTGAATGAACTACGAAACGGCATTTCCGAATTGCAGGAAAAAGTCACGGCCGGAACGGCGACCGATGAAGAAATATCCCAGCTATCAGCCTGGGAACAGCAGTATGCCGACATCCAGAGGGCAGCCGCCGAAGCGGCGGAAGAAGCTGCCGGAACAGCTTACGAAGCCTGGAACGAAGCGTTGGACAAACAACTTGATAAGGCGAAAACGGATTACGAAAAGTTGGCCGTTCTTCAGGATGAATACCTTAATGCCGTTGCTCAGGCAGCAGTAGCACAGGGGACGGATAAAACATACGCCGATCAGTACGTGAGCGAGTTGGAAGCCCAGATCGCACAGCTGGAAGCCGAGGTGGAAAGCAATCTCCGGGAGAAATATAAAACGGAAGCTCAGGAACGGGAAGAGGCCCTGCAGGGATACAAGGAAGATATGGAGTATGCCGAGCAGGTCCTTCAGGATATGGATCTGGTGGCGGAGATCCGCAGGCAACGGGATGAATACCTCTCCGGGCTGGCCAATGTCGCACTGGAATCCTCGGAAGAATACCAACTGATCTTCGGAGATCTTCAAGAGGTGAGTGCCGATGCCTTCAACGCAGCTATGGGCAATATCCGCAAGACCGTTGAAGAATCAACCGAACTGACCGCCGAAGCCAAGGCGAACCTTTTGAAGTTGCTGGATGAAGTTCAGGACAAGTGGAATGATTTGAAGGCGGAAGAAGAACTCGACAAGGTAAAGGAGAAGTTCTCGGACATTCAAAGCATTATGGGTAGCGTGTCCGGCCTGTTGGAAGAAATGGGCGTCAGCGATACGTTCTCCCAAATGTTCAGCGGCCTTCAGACGATCATCGAAGGGTACGGCCAGCTAAAAGTAGCCATCGAAACGGCGAGGGTAGCCCAGACGGCCATGAACATGGCGACCGCTTTCGGCGCCATTGCCACGATCATAACGGGTCTGATACGCTCGGTCGGCACGTTGGTGAACCGGATCTTCACCGTCACCGACATTGAAGGGCCTCTTCAGGGGCTGGTCGACACCTACGACAAACTCACGAAAGCCATAGACCGCTCGGTGGGGGCGCAGAGAAAGGCACGTCAGGAAGAGGCGGCCCAGAACCTCAAGGATCAGAAGGCGGAACTTGAACGGGACTATGCGAAGGAAGCCTCGAAGTGGGGTTTCAGCTTTACGATACTCGGCAAGAAGATCCAGATCCTCGGACCCGATCAGGGCGTTCTCGATGAACTGGCCTCCCAGATAGAAGAGGTGGATGCCGCCATGCAGCAACTGGGAGACACGATGAAGTACGACTTCCTGCAGACCGACTATGAGAGTTTTGCCGATTCCCTTTCTGACATTCTTACCCAGCCGTATGATTCATTCGAGGAGATGATGAATGCGGTTGACGATCTGGTGGACACCACGCTTGATCGGATCACCCAGAAATGGCTTACAACGAACTTCCTTCAGGGCAAGATAGAAACGGCCCTTGAAAATCTTTACGCCGCCGGGGATCCTTCCGCAGAAGCCTACGAAAGATACCGTCAGGCGGTCAAGGAAGCCTCCGAGTACTACCTTCAGGAAGCCGAGAAGCTGGGGATCGGCACGTATTCTTCCGGCTCGGCCAACTCCGATTACGACACCATCCGGCGTATTTCCGCCGAGGACTTCTCTAAGTGGCTCGGTGAATGGCGGGCCCAGCGGATCGCTTTGGTGGATAACGGCAATGTGTTGAAGAACATCTACGATCAACTGAAAACTATGTCCGAGTCTCCGGCTGCCGATCCTGAACTGCTTGAACTGACGAGGAAGATTGAAAGCAATACGGCAGTGCTCCCGGAGTATCTGCCCCGGATACTTGAAGCCATGAAAGGACAGAACAATCTTAAAGCATACGGTTATTGATTATGAAAGCAATATATACAATCAACGGGGAAGACTTCAGGGATTTCGGGGTTATTGTCCACAGCGTGGAAGGCCTCTTTGACAATCTGGAAATGGTGGACATGGAAATTCAGGACAATCCCGGTCAGCACGGCTCCCTTGCCGATCTCTCGGGGATCCGTTACCAGTCCCGGAAGATTTCGCTGGGATTGTATTTCTATACGCCCGGGGAAGCCGCCCGTGACAGGAGGGCCGCTTTTATGGCCGAGTTCATCGGTACGACACCCAAGCGGCTGGAAAGAACGGAAGGAGATGAAATAAGATTTTGGGACGTTATCCCGGCCAACGGGAGTACGCTCACCTCGATCAGGACAAGGCTTGAGGACTTTACGCTGAAACTCATAGAGCTGGCTCCCATAAAGGAAGTGTACCGGGCTTCCGGTTCCTCCGTATCGTTTACGCTGGCTCCGAAAACGGCCGGGCAGACCCAGCAGCCGGTGCTGATATCCTGGGGAGACGGCACGTTCTCGGATCATTGCCGGGCCGGAGAATTCACAAAGACTTATACGGACGGATCCACGACACACTACGTGATACTGTCGGGTGTTATGGAGGAAGTGACGATAACAACGCAACAAACGAGACTGTACGGGGTAAGATATTGATATGCTCGATTTTATTCTACATAAGGCCAATGGAACGGAGATGGTTGAGCTCAACCGGCAGCATCCGACTTTTCGGGCGGTCACCGCTTTGACAAGGGAAGCCGAATGGCAGGTTGAGGACAAGATCGTACTCACGATCTCTTCGGCCGAAGCCCTGACTTTCGGCATTGGAGACTGGATTGAGTATAACGGCAAACCGTATCAGGTGTTCACCAACTATTCAAGCTACCGGGCCGTCACGGAAAACAAGAGGACTTATAAGATCGCTTTCTACGATCCTTCGAGGTGGTTGAAGAAGGCGAACCTGTACAACACTTCGGAGATCATAGACGACACGCAGCCCGGAGGGTACCGCTGGGAGAGGGTGGATAACGAACTGGTCAGCAACGGGGACATAGTTTTTCTGGGCAATCAGCTGTGTTATAATCTGAACGCCTCACAGGGCAGAAGAATCTTCAAGCTGGGCAATTACCCGGACGAACTGGTTGGCGTGTACAAGGACTTTACCTTTTCCGATCCGAATTGCCTTGTTTGTTCGCATGAAATCTGCGAGGAGTTGGGAACGTTCTACACGGTACGCAAGAATCTGGATGGTGATACGGATTACATCATTGACTTTGGAGAGGAGCCCGGCTATTTCCCCATAACGCTCCGGTACGGGAAAAAACAGGGATTATACCGTCTGGAGCTGAACAATGCGGACGAGGAAGTATATACCCAATTTGTCGTTCAGGGAAGTTCGGAGAACCTGCCCTCTACCTATCCGAAATACCGGTTGTCGCTCGATGATTTGTATCCGGATTCGATGATCCTTTGTCCTGAGAAATACGCCCGTTGGGGCAAAAGCGTCAAGGCCCTGAACTATGACGATATAAAGCCGGAACGAACCGGAGAGGTGTCGGCCCTGGTCGAGGGAGATATCAACAGCTTCATTGACGACACGCTGACCTTCAGTCCTAAAGGAGGAACGATCAAGTTCCTGAGCGGCCCGATGATCGGGCATACGCTGGATTGCCTTGATTACAACGCAACCACTCACAAGGTGACGCTGAAGCCCTATGAAGATTCAAACCATTTTATTATTCCCAGTCCGGATTCGGAAGCCTACAGGATCACTCTTGGATCGAAGTACAACATTGACGGCATCGGATTGCCGCAAAGCTATGTGACGGATGCGCAAAGCCGGATGTTGGTGCAGGCTGAAAAAGACGTTGAGAAACTCACCCAGCCCCGGGCCTCATATGATACCCGGGTGGAAAGGGATCTGATCGAGGAAGAAGGGGTGGTTCCGGAAGTGGGGATGTTCCTTCGTATCGTTCACCCGGAACTTGATCTCGACAAGTTCCTGCGAGTAAAACGGATTTCCCAAAACATTTTGGGGGTTAAGCCCATTTACGAAAGTTTTGAAGTAAGCGATCTGGACAACCAAAAGGCTGATGTGGAAATGTACAAGAAAGCGGTACAGGCTCATATCATCGCTAAGAAAAAACAACAAAAGGGAGATCCCGGGGAGACTCCCATCCGGGTGGAGAAGTTCACCACACCCGGCTATGAATTTTACAGGGAGAACGCCGCCTATTCAGCCACACTCTCGATACATATCTTCCAAGGGGAGGAGGATATAACCGGCACGATCAATATCGCTCGTTTCGTCTGGTCGAGGGTTTCGGAGAACGATGCCGGGGACACGATATGGAACGAGCTTCATGCAAACAGCGGATCAAGCGTTGACATCACCAACGCCGATTTTTAATGCATTATGGCAATTTTAGCGCAACAGACATTTACAATCCGGCGACTAATTGACGGTAAAACGCTCAACTTCTTGCTGCAGAGCAATCAGGCATTAACACAGATCTTCACTCCGGACCCGGCTACGTACGTGCCGAACTATCCGACTTCACCTTATCTGGTGATTACACCCTCGCTGATGATTTCCGGTGAAGCAACAGACCAGATCGCCCGGCTAAAAGCCGCCCCGACTTGGAAGATCAACGGAAGTACAACGCTCACATCTTTCACGGCAACCGCAGCAGCCTCTTCGCCTTACGCCTTGACGATAAAAAAGAACATGAGCGACGTGTCGCAGATGGTGATCACCTGTGAGGCTATCTACGTGCAGCCGGTAACGCTTATTGAAATGCCGGTCACTGCAACGATCACATTCACAAAAGTCAGTAACAACGGGGCGTCAATCATCGCTGTGGCCTCGGCCCCCAGTGGAACGATCTTTAAGAACGGGTTGGTTTCCACGCTTACAGCTAAATGCGATTTGTGGCGTGGTTCTGAAATCGATGCAACAAGCGTAACCTATGAGTGGTACAAG